CCTAAAAGTACAGTAAACAAAGCAGGCAACTATACCCAACCTGGTAAAAGAAAACAAATCTTTAACAGGATTAAATCACAAGCATCACACGGTACTGGTGCAGGACAATGGTCTGCTCGTAAAGCACAAGCATTAGCCAAGGCTTATAAAAAAGCTGGCGGAGGATATAAAGGATGAAGAAGGGCGTAAAAGCACCTGCAGGTTTTCACTGGATGAAAGCAGGCTCTGCTTATAAATTAATGAAACACACTGGACAGTTTAAAAAACATAAAGGTGCATCATTAACTGCTAAGTTTGAAGTACAAAAAATACACAAGGCATAACTGTGGCACTAGCTAAAAGTCAAAAAAGTTTAAAGTCATGGGGTAAACAGAAGTGGCAAACCAAATCAGGTAAGAAATCTTCTGTAACTGGTGAGCGTTATCTTCCAGCTAAAGCTATTAAGTCTTTAACTCCTGGACAATACGCTGCAACTACTGCGGCTAAAAGAAAAGCTAAAGCACAAGGTAAACAGTTTTCTGCTCAACCTAAGTCTGTTGCTAAAAAAGTAAAGCAGTATAGAAAAATAACATGAGCAAAGACCCAAGATTAGAAAGGGCTGGAGTAGAAGGTTTTAATAAACCTAAAAGAACTCCAAAGCATCCTACTAAATCCCACATAGTAGTGGCTAAAGAGGGTGACAAAGTTAAGACAATTCGTTTTGGTGAACAGGGAGCTAGCACTGCTGGCAAACCTAAATCAGGAGAGTCTGCTAAAATGAAAGCTAAACGCAAATCATTTAAGGCTAGACACGCAAGTAACATTGCAAAAGGTAAGATGTCAGCTGCCTATTGGGCTGACAAAATAAAATGGTAAAGGAAAATACATGGAAAAATTAATATGGATTAAGAACAAAGTTATGGCTATGCCAAAGCATAAGCAGATAGCTTTAGGTATTGCAGTTATCGCAGTAATACTTGTTGTATGCTTCTAGAAAAAAAAGAAACAACAGAATTAACTGAAAAGCAGAAGACATTTCTGTCTGTTCTATTTGGAGAAGCTCAAGGTGATCCTAGAACAGCAGCAGAAATTGCAGGCTATGCTCCCACCTCATATCCGAAAGTGGTACAGGGTTTAAAAAACCAGATCATAGAACGTGCCGAAACGGTATTAGCAGCTCACTCACCGAAAGCTGCCTTAAGTATAGCCAACGCAATAGACGATGATGGCTCTATGCCTGGTGCTAGTATTAGAATGGAAGCAGCCAAACAAATACTAGATAGAGTAGGTATAATTAAAAGAGAAAAAATAGATATTGATGCTAAGATTGCTCATGGTATATTTATACTACCAGCAAAGGAAGCCTAATGAATACTTATATATTAAAGTTTATACATAAATATTCAGCAAAATTAAATAGTTGGTCGTGGACAATGTTATATGGAAAACGAAACAATGAGTCTAGGTCTTAGAAAAAGAATTGCAAGAACTGTTCCATTTGGATACAAAGTAAGTGAACAAGATGATAAGTTATTAGAGCCAATTCCACAGGAACTTGAAGCTATAGAGCAAGCAAAACAATATTTAAAAAGTTGCTCCTATCGAGAAGTTGCAGGATGGATAGAAAGAAAAACAGGCAGATATATATCTGCTCCAGGCTTAAGAAAGGTGCTGTCAAGAAATGAATGATGTAGCACCACCTAAAAAGAAAAAGAAAACTATAGCCAAAGCTAAACGATCAGCTAAAGCTAGCATTAGTGATATAGCTAAACAAGTACAAAAAGCTAAAGATGATTATCACAATGCACAAAAGAAATTAAAAAATAAGAAAGAAGCTATTAAAAAAGCTGATGATCTTATTGAGGGTAAGCAAGGTTTAGTAATTGAAGATGAGCTAGACAATATACCACCAAACGTACAAGAAGCAGTAAAAGAACAAGAAGTTATATTTGAACCCAACAGTGGGCCACAAACACAATTCTTAGCTGCATCAGAACGAGAAGTATTTTATGGTGGAGCAAGAGGCGGAGGTAAATCCTACGCTATGCTTATTGATCCATTACGTTATTGTGATAAAGCAAAACATAGATGTTTACTATTAAGACGTTCTATGCCAGAGCTAAGAGATTTAATTAATCACTCACAGCAACTATACCCTAAAGCATATCCTGGTGCTAAATGGAGAGAACAAGAAAAAGAATGGAGATTTCCATCAGGAGCAAAAATAGAATTTGGATATGCTGAAAATACTACTGACGTACTTAGATATCAAGGTCAGTCTTATACATGGATTGGAGTCGATGAGCTACCACAATATCCCAATCCAGATATATATAATTTTTTAAGATCATCTCTTAGATCAGTAGATCCTGAGATACCAGTATTTATGAGAGCTACAGGTAATCCTGGAAACGTTGGCTCTACTTGGGTTAAAGAAATGTTTGTTGACCCAGCAGTACCTAATACTAAATTTAATATAGAAGTTGAAACACCAATAGGTGTAAGAAAAATATCAAGGCGGTTTATACCAGCTAAACTTCAAGATAATCCTTACTTAATGCAAACCGAGGATTATTATATTATGCTAGCTTCATTACCAGAAACTCAAAGAAAACAGTTTCTAGATGGTGATTGGGGAGCTTATGAAGATGCAGCATTTCCAGACTTTAATAAAGGTGTGCATGTTGTTGAACCATTTGAGATACCTAGTAATTGGCATAGATTTAGAGCATGTGACTGGGGCTATGCGTCACCAGCTTGTGTACTATGGTTTGCTATAGATTTTGATAATAACCTATATGTATATAGAGAACTGTATACTAAAAAGGTTGTAGCTGACCAATTTGCCTATAAAGTATTAGACTTAGAGCAAGGTGAGTACATACGATATGGTATATTAGATTCTAGTACCTGGGCAAAACGAGGAGATGTAGGACCAAGCATTGCAGAAACAATGATAACGGCTGGTTGTAGATGGAGACCTTCTGATCGTTCCCCTAAAAGTAGAATTAACGGTAAATTAGAAATACATAGAAGACTATCTGCTAGCGGAGAAACAGAACAACCTTCATTATATTTCTTTAATAACTGTTTAAATATTATTCGAACACTACCTCTGTTACCATGTGATAAGAATAATCCAGAAGATGTAGATACACATGCAGAAGATCATGCTTACGATGCATTACGATACGGCTGTATGTCACGCCCCATTAATCCACACGGAAGTGGCTTTTCATCATTCTCTCAAAACCAAGGCTATAAGCCTGTAGATACAATGTTTGGATACTAATGGATATAAATAATAAAAAGTTAATTGTTGGTTTTTCTGAAGTCACAATTAAAGAAGAAAACGCAAGTTTTAAAAAAGATAACTTAACTGATTGCTATGGACAATTTTTACAACGTGAAAACTCCATACAGATCAATGCTAATTTAGAACCACATGATAAATTAAATACATTAATTCATGAGATTCTACATTCATGTGTATATGTTAGTGGCCTTAATCAAAAAGGAGCACCTCTAGAAGAGGACAGCTCAGAAGAGATTGTGGTAAATAATTTAACTAATATATTTCATACAGTCTTACGAGACAACCCATGGCTTGTTAAATTTATTAATGAGTACATACCCAAAACAAAAACTAAGGAGAAATAAATGCCAAACATAATGCAAAAATATAAACAAGGCGATCTTGATGAGACTAATACTAGTCTAAATAGACCTGCTGACAATATGCCTAAAGTAGAAGAAGGCGGAAAAAATGAAGATGCACCTAAAGTAAAATCTAATATGGTTGACAAAAGTGTGTTTTCAAAAGCAGACGAAAGAGACTACTAATCCCATAAGGATATATAATGGATACTACAGATAATACAGTAGCATTAGATGATGAATCTAGTGAGCAACAGCCCCTAAGTGATTACAGTAATTTAGCAGGATATATAAAAGAAAAATTTATACGTTCTGAAGATTCTAGATTATTTGACGAAAGTCGTTGGCTAAGAGCCTACAGAAACTATAGAGGTATCTATGGTTCTGAAATGGCATTTACTGAAAGAGAAAAATCTAGAGTATTTGTTAAGATAACTAAAACAAAAGTACTAGCTGCTTTTGGTCAGTTGATAGAAGTATTGTTTGCTAATGCTAAGTTCCCACTTGGTATAACGCCAACAAAACTTCCAGATGGTATATCTGAATATGCCCATATAGAAGATGGCGAAGCAGAAGAACCTACTAAAGAAGAGCCTAGTCCATATGGTTTTCCTGGAGATGGTAATGAATTTTCACCAGGACAAACTATAGACGACATAATGGGTGGCATAGCTAAAGACTATGAAGGTTTAAATATTAAAGATGGACCTTCCCCTGATCCAACTAAAAAGCCACAACTGTCACCAGCAAAAGAAGCTGCTGGTAATATGGAAAAGTTAATCCATGATCAATTAGAAGATACTTCTGCAATAACAGTACTTAGACATTGCCTATTTGAAATGGCATTGTTAGGAACTGGTATTATTAAAGGTCCTTTTAATTACGAAAAAACAAAACACAAATGGGAAAAAGGTGCTGAAGGCGAAATGGAGTATACTCCAGAATCAAAATTAGTTCCTAAAATAGAAGCAGTAAGTTGTTGGGATTTTTATCCAGATCCAGATGCAACTTCAATTGAAGACTGTGAGTATGCTATACAAAGACATACGTTAAGTAGAACTCAATTAAGAGATTTAAAAAATAGACCATTCTTTAGAAAAAAAGCTATAGCAGAATGTCTATCTATGGGCACAAACTATCAAGCAAGAGGTTTTGAAACCGCTCTATTAGATAGAGAAAACATAGATGACTTAGATAAAAATAGATTTGAAGTACTAGAGTACTGGGGTCTAATGGATAAAAAACTAGCAGAAGAAGCTGGACTAGAGCTTGAAAGTGATGTTCAAGATATTGATGAATTAGAAGAAGTTCAAATTAATGCATGGATATGTAATGGTAAAATATTAAGATTGGTATTAAATCCATTTACTCCTGAGAGAATACCCTTTCATGTAGCACCATATGAAATAAACCCATATCAATTTTTTGGTGTAGGCTTACCTGAAAATATGGAAGACGCACAACAAGTAATGAATGGTCATGCAAGAATGGCTATTGATAACTTAGCATTAGCTGGTAATCTAGTATTTGATATAGACGAAACACAATTAGTACCAGGACAAGATATGAGTATATATCCTGGTAAGATATTTAGACGACAATCTGGCGTAACTGGAACTGCAATCAATGGATTAAAGTTTCCTAATACATCATTTGAAAACTTACAAATGTTTGATAAGTTTAGACAGCTAGCAGATGAAGCAACTGGAATACCTTCGTATTCTCATGGAGCAACAGGAGTTCAATCTACTACAAGAACTGCTGCAGGTATGTCTATGCTTATGGGAGCATCAGCTTTAAGTATAAAAACAGTTATAAAAAACATAGACGATTACTTATTACGACCCCTTGGTGAAGCACTATTCTCTTGGAACATGCAGTTTAATGCTGACATTCCAGATATACAAGGAGACTTAGATGTAAAAGCAATGGGAACATCTTCATTAATGCAAAAAGAAGTTCGTTCTCAAAGACTAATGACATTTATGCAAACAGCAAACAATCCAAATATTGCACCGTTTGTTAGATGGCATTCAGTACTTAAAGAAATAGCTAAATCTTTAGACATAGATCCAGAAGATCTAATTAATGATCCAGAGAAAGCTGCAATTTTTGCAAAAATAATGGGGATGACAAATGGAAATAAACAAAATGAAAGCGCTGGTGAACAACCATCAGGCATGGGATCTGCTGGCGGAGTACCTCCAGGAGCAAATCCAACTGATACAACGGGAGCTGGAGGGGGCAACATCGGAGTTGGAGGTGTTCCGCAACCAGGGGAAACTAACTTCGCTCAGACGGCTGCTGGCTCTCAAGGACCAACTAAACAGTAAAGATAACAAAAAGGCTAAAGGATTTTTTAAATAATGGCAACTACATCATCTACTAAACCAGGAGAAATAGGCGGTACTTCTATACTTGCTAAAAGAAGTCCTAGCTACAGACTAGTATTAAAAGTTGACCCTACATCAGGGCAATATAAATACGAGTATGAAGTAGATGATGCACCTAAAGTTTCTGATGTAATACAATCTGCTACTCCAGTAGTACCAGTAGTACCAGAAGTTCCAGATAGTGACGATAAAGGAAATGATACTTCCAAAGGTATTTCACCAACAATTCCAGAAGATCCAGGAACAAGTTTTGAGCAGACTAAACAAATGCTTAGTAGCGGTGGTGGTAGAGGAAAAGGACCAATGCAAAATAGAGACACTGGTGCATACAGAATGAATGATGATGGTACTGTAGGATATAGAAAAGCAGGAGAAACTGAATTTAACACTGTAAGTAAAACTAGTCCTGGAGCACAAAGATTTTCGGCAAGTCTTACTAAAGGTATAGCTGGAGTAACCGATACTATAAAAGATTATGTTAGTAGTGGTGGCATTATAGGACAAACTATTAAG